ATGAGCCGAGGCAACCCGCGCAAGGCCAACGGCTGGCGCAGAAACCAGCTCATCGCCCGTGTGTGCGCCGCCTACGACACGTGCGCGATCTGCGGCCGACCGGTCGACAGGACCATCAGATGTCCCGACCCATGGTGCGGTGTCGCCGACGAGATCATCCCCGTCGCCAAAGGTGGCAGCCCATACCAATGGTCGAACCTCGAACTCGCCCACAAATGGTGCAACGAGATCAAAAGCGACAAAACCCTCGAATGGGCACGAACCGAAGTCCAACGCATCCTCAACGGCCAAGGCAAACACACACAAACCCGACCGACCGCGATCCCGTTCCGACGACTCGACATCTGACCCATGGGGGCATCACCCCTCCCCGCCCGGCCCGTGGCCCACCCCGGCGCATAGGGCCGTTCTCTCCCCGGTTTTCGGTAATGGTAACGCGTTACGGCAACGGTAACGCCGAAAGGAGGCGTCATGGCCCGCCTGTGCAGTGTGTGCGGCCATGAGCTGCCCTCCGATGCGCGTGCCGGCGTCGAGTACTGCTCGCCCCGCTGCAAGCAGAAGGCGTACCGGCTGCGCAAGGCCAAGGGCGAGCAGCCCAGGGCGAAAACCAGGGCGAAACCGTCGCCGGCCCTTGACCGGCGTGAGTTCGAGCGCATGATGGACGACGGCATGGAGGACGTGCTTCGTCACACGCGCGACATCCTCAGAAGGGCGTTGGACAACCCTGACACACGCGCCTCCGACCTGCCGGCATTGTCCCGCCAGTACATCGCCGTGTGCCGTGAACTGGAATCCCAGTCTGGCGGAGGCCTGTTCGACGATCCGGAAAACGAGACGACGGAGGTGAGCGATGTCGGAGCGGAAGTCGTGTGAACATGACCGTACCATGAACGCCTACAACCTTCCCCTTCTCTTGGAGGACATCGAGTTATGCGGCCGATGGGACATGCCGGTCCTGAGGTCCTGCGACGCGGTGCCCGACGACCTGATCGATTTCGGTCTGGTCAAGAGCGCGAGGAACATCGACCGGCATCGGCTGGGCGTGCATTTCTTCATCGACGACTACCGGTTCGAACGGGTCTGGCGGCGCCCCGAGGCGTATGTGCGCATGCTGTCCCCGTTCCGATGCGTGCTCACCCCGGATTTCAGTCTTTATTCGGATATGCCGTTGGCGCAGCAGGTGCACAACGTGTACCGATCGAGGCTGATGGGCGCGTGGTGGCAGTCGCAGGGCATGAACGTGGTCCCGACGTTGCAGTGGAGCACGCCCGAGTCGTTTTCGTTCGCGTTCGACGGGCTGCCTCATGGTTCCGTGGTGGCCGCGAGCACGCTCGGCGTATTGAACGATCCCGTCGCGACGGCGTTGTGGCGGATCGGCATGCGCGAGGCGCTGGAACGGCTCGCCCCGGAGCTTGTGCTCCTGTATGGGCTGCCCATTCCTGATTTCGACTGGCGGGGCGTCGAATGGATCAGGTTCAGGAACTCTGTCGTGGAAAGGATGGAATCATGGGAGGCCGTGGATCAGGTTCAGGTGCCACAGGGGGGGCGTAGCGAAAGGCGTGAACGCATTCCGTGTCACACATGGCGATAAGGCGCTCGAGCGGCTGCGGAAGCGAGGCGCGTCCGACAGACAGATCGCCGGCATTCAGGAGCGGTACCGCGTGAACCGCGCGAACGGCATGGGGAAGAGTGACGCTCGAATCGCCGCCGAAAGGGATGCGGGGTTCGGCTCCGGGGCCGGACGGAAGATGGCTAGGAAAGCGGCGAAGACGTCCAAGAGCGACGGTGAACCGTTCGTGCTTTCCTCGAAGAGCGTCGCCGAGTACAGGAAACAGGGGTTCTCCGAGGAGAGAATCCGCAAGATCAACTCCGACACTAGCAAGACGCGTGCGTTGATGCGCAAGCGGAAGGCCGAGGGCGACAAGCCGGTGACCGGAGTGAGCCAGTCGTTCAAGAACGCCATGAGCCGGTACGACCGCGAGTTCGACCGCAGGTTCAATGCCCAATGGAGCTCCTACCGTGCAGCCGGCTGGAAACGGTGACGGCGCCAATCATTACGGAAGGGAGTCCCGTCCATGGGCGGTCGTGGCGCGTCGAGCGGCGTGGGCAACAACGGCAAGCCGTACGGCAGCGAATACCGCACCCTGTTCCAAACGGGCAACATCAAGTTCGTGGAACGACGCGACAACAAGAGCACCACCGCGCCGATCGAGACCAGAAGCGAGAACCGCGTCTATGTGACCGTACGCAAGGACAACGGTCAGATGCATTCCATATCGATCATGCGAGCCGGCAAGGTACGCACGCAGATTGACTATCAGGACCATTACGGTCTCGGACCTCATACGCACGAATGGACATACCCCGGAACGAAAGTGGTTCGCGGCAAGCCCCGATCCATGACCGCAGAAGAGCGTAAACTCTTCGACAGGGTCAACGAGGAATACCGTAAATTCAGGAGTGGATCATGACAGGCAGTACGTATCCGTATCGCACCGACGACTGGGAATTGTTCTCCAGCATATGCCATGGTGAGTGCGAGGCGATATTCGGCTACAAAGGCCACGAGTATTTCGTTACCAATATCACCGGCGACGGGCACGACGGATGGTTCGCATGCAATCTAGAACCGTTCAAGCATGGTTTCACCTATGACCCCATCAGCCACGACCATGATACGTTCGAGGAACTGGCCGACGAGAAGATTTTCGACGACAAGACGAAATCGATTCGCGACTGCTACCGCGAATTCGATCTGTGGCAGCGCTGACACCGTCAGCTTTCCCAGCATCCATGAGACCGCCTCCGGGCGGTCTTTCTCATACTCGGAGGGAGATCATCATGGAGCGGCGATTGTCTGAGCTGGCCCGCGTGCTCTCCCGGCCGTCGGGCGTCGTGTCCAGCGATTTCCCGCTGATCGAGAAGGCCGCCTCCCGCATGGGCATCTCGTATGACCTGTGGCAGCAGGGCCTGCTGTATCTCATGTTCGGCAAGCGTGCGGATGGCCTGTACGCGTGCGGGGAGGGCGGTGCTGTCATCAGCATCTGCCGTCAGGTCGGCAAGACGTTCACGGTCGGCAGCGCGATCTTCATCCTGTGCGCGGGCCGCAGCGGTCTGAAGGTCCTGTGGACAGCGCACCGCACGCGCACGTCGGACGAGACGTTCCAGACGATGTGCGGGTTCGCGCGCAACAGGCTCATGGCCCGCTACGTGGATCACATCCGCCGTGCGAACGGCCAGCAGGAGATCGCGTTCCGCAACGGCAGCCGGATCATGTTCGGCGCGCGCGAGCAGGGTTTCGGCCGTGGCTTCGACGCGGTGGACGTGGAGGTGTTCGACGAGGCGCAGATCCTGACCGTGAAGGCGTTGAACGACATGGTGCCCGCCATGAACGTGAGCCCTAACCCGCTGCTCGTGATGATGGGCACGCCTCCCCAGCCGGGGGATCCGTCCGAACAGTTCGCCGCCAAGCGCGCGGACGGGCTCAAGGGCGTGGATGGCATGCTGTACGTGGAGTTCAGCGCCGACCGCGACGCGGATCCGGACGACCATGAGCAGTGGGCGAAGGCGAACCCGTCGTATCCGAAGCGCACCAGCGGCAAGGCCATCGAGCGCATGCGCCAGTCGCTGGGCGGGGTCGACAACTTCCGCCGCGAGGCGCTGGGCATCTGGGACGAGGACACGGGCGTGTCGGCGATCGACCCGGACGCATGGGCCAAGTGCGAGGTCGCCGAGCCAGACTCGGCCGGGCGTCTTTCGTTCGGCTTGGACATGCCGCCTGACCGCAGCGCGTTGGCGGTCGGCGTCGCCGTCCGTCATGGGGACGATACGGCGTACGTCGGCCTGCAGGAGTACCGGGACGTGAGATCGAAGGGCGTCGCGTGGGCGGTCGACTGGCTCGCGGAACGCTGGCCGAAGACGTGCGCGGTCGTGATCGACGCGCAGTCGCCCGCCATGAGCGTCGTGCCGGATCTGATGAAACGGCACGTGAGGGTCACGATCACCCAGACGCGTGACTTAGGCGCGGCCACGGGAAGGATGCTCGACATGATCCACGCCGGCACCCTCCAGCACCTCGACGCGCGGCAGCAGCCCCAATTGAACGCGGCGGTCGATGGGGCGATCCTGCGCCCGTTGGGCCCGAACGGGGCCAGCGCGTGGAATAAGAAAGGCTCGGACGTGGACATCAGCCCGTTGCAGGCGTGCACGTTGGCGCTGCACGGCGCGTTCACGTCGAAACGGCATCCCGGCAGACGATCGAAGGCGGTGGCGTTATGAGCGAACCGATCCCGCAGCTCGAATCCGTGAGCGTGGACGGCCTTCCCGACCGGTGGCGGGCGGACTGGCAGGTCATGCTCGCCCAGTGGCGGCGCAAGCTGTCGCGCAACCGGCTGCGTTCCGCCTACTACAACGGGAGGAACCGCATCAAGAACCTCGACATCGCCGTGCCGGACAGCATGATCGACTTCGAGGAGGTCGTCGGCTGGCCCGCGAAGGCGGTGGACGTGCTCGCCAACCGCGTGCGGTTCGACGGGTTCGTCACCACCGGGGACGATACGGATCCGCTGGGCTTGGACGCGCTGCTGGATGCGAGCGATTTCACGATGATCCTGCCGCAGGCGGTGCGTTCGAGCCTGATCCACTCGTGCAGTTTCGTCAACGTGTCCGGCGGGGGCGGGGAACCCGTTTCCGTGTTCTTCCGCTCCGCACTGTACGAGACGGGCATCTGGGATGATGCCATGCACTCATTGCGCTGCGCGCTGGCGATCGTGGCCCTGACCGACGACTCCGTGGACACGGGCATGGCCCGGCCTCGCGAACTCGTCCTGTACGAGCCCGATGAGACGCTGCGCATCAGGCTCACGGACGGCCGCTACACGGTGGTCGAACGCACGCCGAACACGTTGGGCCATGTGCCCGTGTACGTGCTCGCCTACCATCAGGACCTGCACCGCTCGTTCGGCCGCAGCCGCGTCAACCGGGAGGTGATGAGCCTGACGGACACGGCGGTGCGCACGATGCTGCGCATGGAGGTGTCCGCGGAGTTCTACTCGTGGCCGCAGCGCGCCCTGCTGGGCGCGGACGAGCCGCCCGCCGACAAGGACGGCAATCCGCTGACCGGCTGGCAGGCGAGCATGTCGAAGATGCTCGCGATCGGCCGCGACGCGGACGGCCAGCTGCCCACCATCCAGCAGTTCGCGCAGATGAGCATGCAGCCGCACACGGACATGCTCAGGGCGTTGGCGGGCCGGTTCAGCGGCGCGACGGGCGTGCCGATGGCCCAGCTGGGCGTGATGACCGACTCCGGCCCGTCCAGCGCGGAGGCGATCGCCGCCGCGGAGACCGAACTGGTCATCGAGGCGCGCAACACGTGCGACGCGTTCGGCAGCCAGCTGCGCCGGGCGGCCCAGGACATGGCCGTGCTCAACGGCGTGAGTCCCGGCGACGAGGCATTGCGCCACCTGAAGGTCAACTGGAGGAACCCGGAACGGCCGTCGCAGGCCGCGATGGCGGACGCGGTGTTGAAGCAGGTGCAGGCGATCCCGTGGCTCGCCAACAGCCGCGTGATCCTCGAGCAGCTGGGGTACACGGACACGGACATCACCCGCCTGCTGTCGGACAAGAACCGGCAGAACGCGGCCGCGGTGCTCGACCGGCTCGTCAACATGAACGCGGTCGACCAGCCCGCGAACCGGGCCGTCACCGGCTCGGCCGCCGACGCCGCCTCGCAGCCCGTGGAGGAGCAGACCCCCCGATGAGCTGAAGGCGCGGTTCGACGCGCTGGGCGTGGCCGTGCGGGCCGGCGTGGAACCGGAGGACGCGGCGAGAAGGCTCGGCTTGGCGGGCATCCGGTTCACGGGCATGGTCCCGGTCAACCTGAAGGAGGCCGACGATGGCGGACGACAACAGTCGGACTCCGGGCCGCGGTGACGTCGACGACCTCGCCAAGGCGCAGGCGTCGGCGGTCAGGGCGGCGCGGCGCGAACTGAAAAGGACGTTCGAGACGGTGTACAACATGTACGACGATCCCGCCGACATCAGGAACGCGCTGCTCGACCTCGTGCCCGCCATCGCCGCCAAGTACGGCAACGCGGGCAGCGTGGCCGCCGCCGAATGGTACGAACAGGTGCGTGCCAAATGGTTCAAGGAGCAAACGGACATCGACACCACCTACCAGCCCGACGACAAGGCCATCAAGGAGACCGTGCGGCGGTTGGCCGGCCACCTGTGGGACAAGGACGACGGTACGCCCGCCGACCCGGACGCCATGCTCAAAGGGATGCTGGCGAACATGGACAGATGGGTCAAAGCAGGCGGACGCGAGACCATCGCGAAGGCCACGCGTCGGGATCCGGGCAAACCACGGTTCGCGCGCGTGCCGCAGGGCAAAACCTGCGGATTCTGCATCATGCTCGCATCCCGCGGCTTCGTGTATTCGAGCGCCGAGGCCGCCGGCGGCGACATGAACGACTACCACAACGACTGCGACTGCGAACCCATTCCCAGCTGGGACAAGAAGAACCCCAAGATCGAAGGCTACGATCCGGACAAGCTCTATGAACGGTACACCGCCTGCCGTTCCACCATCGAAAGTCTTCTAACCGAGGAACGATACCGGAAAACCTACGTTGACCCGTTCGTGCCGCAATACGAGGATGATAAGCCGAAAGACTTCGACTGGTGGGTCGCCAGACAGATCGCCGCCGAAATGGATTGTCGAGATAGGCAATGGCTTCTTGACGGCAAGCGCGTCCCAGTGTCGTATGCAAGTCTCCGCGCAAAAAAGGAGCTGAAACTTCATGAGAAGAAAACAGTAGAGTATTTGGCCGAACATGGTTTCCGGCAATGGATTGCAGAGCGGAGTAACAAGCCGGGGCAGAAAACCGCAGATGCTGTTATCAACAGGCAGACAGTGGATTACAAATCCCCCGAGGGTAATTCTTACAACGGGATAGACGGGCTCATCAGACACGCTGGCGAGCAGCATGCTGTGGGTGCGGTTATTCATTTGCAAAAGGGCCGCAGCATCATCTCGACCGAGGATTGCGACTCTCATATCATTCAGTCTTTATCTCATCGAAAGAAGCTCTCATGGGTGCTACGAATTGATTACGACGGCAATATGCGCCGCTTCGTGAACGAATAACGTCTCTCACACCAAGCTCCTATAGGGGCGAGTAGAGAGACGAAGACAGATTCATTATATCTCAATTCCCCGGTGGGTTGCCAGAGTGGTCGAATGGGGCCGACTGCAACTCGGTCGCTTATGCCTCGCAGGTCCGAATCCTGTACCCACCTCGATTAGCCACCCGCACGGGTGGTTTTTTATGCCCGAAACGGGCCCGATCACATCATTTAGGAGGAATCATGGCCGAGGAAGCCAGCAATGCCGATCAGTCGCAGGACACGTCCAAGCCGCACGGCGAGGAGCAGCAGACCGACTGGGAGGCGAAATACCGCGAAGCCGTCACCCATTCTCGCGAGTGGGAGAAGCGCGCGAAGGACAACAAGGCGGCCGCCGACGAGCTGCAACAGCTCAAGGAGGCCAACATGTCCGAACAGCAGAAGGCCGAGGCGCGCACCGCGAAGCTTCAGAAGGAGCTCGACGCCCTGAAGGCCGAGAAGCAGGCCGGCGAATGGCGTTCCCAGGTGGCCGCCGAATCCGGTCTGCCCGCCTCGCTCATCGTCGGCGATTCGCTGGAGGCCATGCAGGCGCACGCGAAGGCCATCGGCGAATACGTGGAATCCCGGCTGCCGAAGACCGGGATCCCCAAGCCGACGGACGGCAGCGTGCCGCCGGAGGACCCGCGCTCGAAGGGCGCCGACGACCTGCGGCACGCGTTCGAACGCATCAACTTCTGATTCCCCCGTAATACAACCATTCATCAAGCTCGAAAGGAGCAATCATCATGGCAGATCCGACCATGAACCGCCAGTCCGGCGGTCTCGACCTGACCCCGGAGACCCAGAACCTCATCTGGCAGACCGCCGCCTACCAGAGCGCGTTCATGCAGCTCGTCCCGCAGATCAACCTGCCGGGCAAGGGCGTGCGCGTGCCGATCATCACCGGAGACCCGGTCGCCGACTGGGTGCAGGAGGGGGGGCGAGAAGCCCAAGAGCGGCGTCGGCTTCTCCACCAAGGACATGGTCCCGTACACCATCGCGGTGATCCTGCCGTTCTCCAACCAGTTCCGCCGTGACTTCGACGCGCTCACCCAGCAGATCATCGCCAAGGGGCCCGGCGCGATCGCCCGCCCGGAGATCGTGGGCGTGTGCGGCGAGTTCGCGTCCGCCGCATGA